CTAAAGAGATGGCTTACGGAGATGCGTAATGAAGCAATTGTTACAAACGAGAGGTGGGCTAAAAAGCTGGGTATTAACCCTTCTGTCGCAATTACTGCGATTAAGCCTAGCGGTACTGTTAGCCAGCTGGTTGACTCTGCTAGTGGTATTCACCCTAGGTACAGCAGTCAATATATTCGCAGAGTCCGTGCAGACGCTCGTGACCCACTTTGCGGGGTCCTAGAGGCCGCAGGCGTCCCTGTGGAGGACGATCTAATGTCCCCTAGTACACGGGTATTCTCCTTTCCTATCGCGTCTCCTGAGGGCGCTGTGACAGCCTCAGACATGGGTGCTATGGAGCAGTTAGAACTGTGGGAGATATATCAGGACTACTGGTGTGAGCATAAGCCATCTATGACCTGCTACTACCGTGATGAGGAGTTTCTTGAGGTGGGGCAGTGGCTGTACAACAAGTTTGATAAGGTATCTGGAATTTCTTTCCTACCTTACTCAGACCACACGTACCAACAGGCTCCTTATGAACCTGTGGATAAAGCTACCCTGAAGGAGCTTAAGAAGGGGTTCCCGACAGAAATATCGTGGGATATCGAAGAGGCCAGTGATATGACTGAAGGATCACAACAGCTGGCCTGCACAGGTAATAACTGCGAGTTATGACATAAAAAAGATAGAGTAACCTCTGTCATTACTGCCTACGTCCTCTGGCTTCTCTTTAGGGTCATGGGACGTAGGTATTTTTTCTTTTTGCATCCTCTTGATGCGGTCCTTTGACTTCTCACACATACTGTGGTAATCAAGGGATGTGTACTCTACTGTGTGGTCACTGTTCTTCACGGTTTCCTCCGGTTAGCATACCTGCTGCTCCTATCTGATTAGACAACGCTCTAGCCCTGTCTCCCATCGTAGGGGCCGCTCTGAAGTCTCTGGCAACCCTGTCTTCAAAAGCCTTGACAGACTCACCCTTCATCATTTTCATTCCTGACGCTCTCTCTAGGTCTGCTACAGCTGACTCTCTAGCCTGTTTAGCCACTAGGTTTTCTGCCTGAGATCCACGAGGCATCGCTTGGTCACCAAGTCCACGGCGCTGTATAGGCAGTACTGTTGTTAGATCAGACCAGCCCGGAGGTGTCAAGCCAAATATGTCGTGTCCGTCAGACAACATTGTGTAAAACTCACCGCCCTTAGGATCAACTACGACAAAGGCGTTCATGCCCCCTAAGTCTTTAGCAGACGATCTAAAGGACTGCTGAAGAACCAGCTTGCCGTTCATATCTTTTATTGTAATTGGGTTTTCTGCGGCGTACCTGTTTACAAAAGCCAAGGCCTCTTCCTGAGGACCACCTTTACGTATCTTCTGCCCTTTAGCCTGCCTTGCCTTAGCTTTCCAGTACGTCTCAGCGAGGTAGGTACTTCTCAGGCTAGTGCCTTCCTCACCTTGATAAAAAATATCACTTAGCGTTTTCTTACCTGTTCTAGTACGCCCAGCGTTTTGTCCTACTGCGTTGATTATACTAAGGTACTCTCGCAATTCCTTTTCACTTAACTCATCCCCAGCGTATTCTTTGAAGGCGCTCAATAGCTTAGGATTACTAAGCATCTTAGCAACCTCAGGTGCAGTACCTTTTGCTGTTCCAGCAGCTTCAGCGCCCAGCTGACTCCCAGAGGCGGCTTTCCTGCGCCCAACCACGGTTCCTGTACCAGAATGTATGCCCCTAACATGGTTCATCGCTCTAGCCATCACATCATCAGGTATATCTGCATCTTGCGCCAGTACCTTTTTAAGCGCGGCATCATCAGCCATGTTTCCGGTAGACGCTACCTCGCTGCGGAATGTCGGCATAGCCTCTGCTACGGTGTCGCCAAACTCTCCTGCAGCACCTCTAGACTGCTGGAGCATATAAGGAGACGCCATGATGTTTCCTTTGCGAACAGACTCAGATACCTTGCCTTTCTCATCCATAGGGTTTAGCATCTCTGCCCTGCGTCCAGCACCCGTACCAAACTCTCTAGCAGTAGCTGCTGCTGTGGGCGATAAAGCCTCTTGGACAGCGTATGGCATGGCTCTAGCGGCCTCCTGCAAAGAGCCTTTAGTCTGCTCTACAGGACCTTTGTAAAAACCGGGGATCATAGTACGTACGTTTCGTGGAACAGCTGTGGCTACGTTCTTTAGAAAACCCGCGCCCATTAAGTTTACCGGATCTGCAAATAAGTCAAGCGCAGTATTACCAGCGGCATACATCCACACAGGCATACCCTCAGGAGAGAACCACTCAGACTTGTCCCCTGATATAGACTCTTTTAAAAACTCTCTAGGAGCGTCTAAAGCAGTGCCTGTCGCTTCCCCAGCCCACTCCAAAGCATCCTCTGAAAACTGACGCTCTTTTTGCCTGCTTTGCTCTCTATATTTTTTACGGACAGAGTAGAGGTCTTCAGCCATTGTCTTTAGACTCCTCGTAATTTCTGATCTCGTTCATCATGTCAATAACAATCAGCCTGTCTAACTCAAGAGCTTCTAGAGTAGTCGGGTTGTTCACTGTTTTGATTGTTTTGTTGAGGCCAGACAAAAGCTCTGCGTAGGCCTTCAACGCTGCTGCCTTACCGTGACGCTTAATTGTTCTGCCGATTAAACCAAGTCCCACAGCGCCACCAACAGTAGCTGCAATAGCTGGCTGAACAACAGCAGAAGCAGTAGCAAGAATACCAATAGCTGTTCTTGACATACTGACGCCTGTCTGCTGTCGAACAATACCTAACGCACGTTCAATAGCGTTTTTACCTTCCCTGTTTCTTTTGTTTACAAGGTTGTCCAAAGCGGAGAGTGTGCGGTGTTGCTGGTCTAGCAAGTGATGAACTTCGTCACCCTTTGTGTTTCTCTTCATGTAGTCGTTCATTACACCACGGACAAGCCTAGCGGCCTGTGCTTGGTACGTAGCAACGTCACCGTCCAGAGGTGTTCCAGCAGCGTGAGCCGCTCTGTCAAAACGCCTTCTGGCCCGTAAGAGTCCATTGAGGTCAGTGCCCTCTTCCTTGATAATCTTTAGGGCTAGGTCAGTAAAAGAAATGAACTGATCTTGTGCCTGTTTAGACGCCAGCTGATACACATCACTATCCATAAACGTACCTAGAGAATATGAAAACTCATCAAGAAGATCCTCCGGAACTATCTTTTTGTTTTGGCTTTTGATGTACCGCTCTAGAACTTTAGCTTCGCTGTCTACGTGGTCCTGCATGATTCTAAAGTTTTCTCGTATCGGACCATAGTGCTTGATTTTTGGGATTCCATCCACGACATCAATCATGGCGTCCTCAAATTCGTTAGGCTCCCAGATAAACGTACCAAACACGTTTTTACGCTCTTTGGCTGAAGCATCTAAAGTTTCAGGCTCTAGCATATTCTGAATAGCCATACGCTCTTTGGTCTGTCTAGACTGTATGCCAGCCCCTCTAGCTGATCTAATATGGCTCTCAAACTTATCGTCTAACTTAGATAAGTCAGGACGGGGAGAGAACAGTGTTAATAAATCAGCGCCTGTTCCTAGGTTCTCTCCTAGCTGGTTTACAAACGCTCTGTTGTTGTTTGAGAAGTTTTGCCAAGCGTCATAACCGTTAGACGCAGCAAGCATTGCCTCTTTGCCTAGGTCAGTCGCCAAGAAACTCTCGACGCTCTCACCAGCAGCGGCAAGTTTTTCTGAGAACCACTCACGGACTGAGTTAGGAATCAGGGGAGCGATCGCCTCAATCGTAACCGCACCAGCAGTACGGGCAGCTTGGCTTACAGCTGTAGCCGCAACGTCACTTACTCCGATTTGACCAGAGCCGGGAACACCGGGAATCTGCATAGCCTGAGTAGCCAGCCTGCGCTGGAACTCTGGTTGGGCCTCTCCGATGGTTCCAGCAAAGTCTGCTTCAGAATACCTACGAGTTACCTGATCTACGTAAGGCTCTGGTGACGCCGGAGTGTACTGCTCCAGAGCAAACTCAAGAATCTGCTCTTCAGTAGCGCCCTCAGGATGTTTGACAGTAACAACTTCCCCAGACGGGGTTCGTACTTGTGTCTGTGGCATTTTATTACTCCGTTGGTGTTACTATCTCAAAGCCTTCAAACCGCTTATCTTTTTTAGCCGCAGGCACAATCACCGGAGGATAAAACACGAGTGCAGATGCTTGTCCCTCACCTAGCGTTCCTGATACGCTTTCACGCATCTTGTTGTAAGACTCGACCTTACGAGCAGAAGCATCTCTAAACTCTTTCAACATTCTCTTGATAGTATTAGCATCCAGTGTTATCTCACCAGCAACCACTTGGCGAGTAAACTGCAAGTCTTTGTCAGACAGACCAGTACCAGAACCAAGGTTGGTGATGTAGTCTGCAACACGCTTTGCTGATTCCGCGAGGAATACTTCTGTCTGTTCGATAGGATCTGCGTCCACACTCATGCCAACAGACTTGAGAAACTTATTTATATTCAGGTTAATGTTAGCCAGCGTACCACTAAACATAGTATCAATGTCGCCCATCACGTTGTCGATACTTCGGATACTTTCTACTGACTTATCAGCCTGAGTCTTAAGCTCTGCAAAAGACTCCGCACCAAGTGTAGCCAACTTGTCTGCCATTGGTCCTGTGACGTTCTTAATTACCTGCTCGTTTGGAGCCTGCTTAAGACCTGCCTGTTGTGGATCAACCATCTGACCGTCTATGACAATCATACCGTTGTCAGTAACCCTATACGCTTCAGCGTTGCCCTGCGAGTCAACAAACATATCAACATCGCCTTTCATAAGCTCTTTGTACGAGTTAAACTCCTGCTTCGACATATTCTTAAGATCTAACGTGCCGATAAACTGAGGCGTGTAGCCAACGCCCAGCAAGACCCTACGCCTTCCTGATACAGTCAAGTCAGGCATGGTTTCCATTTGCCGTTCATTTAGCTGGTCAGCAAGAGCCTGCAGACGCTCCATGCTGTTCACGAGGCGTACCTGCTTTGCAAGCTCTGGCAAACCCATGTCTTCAGCCTGTGCTGCTACTTGCTCTTTTAACATAGCGACCTGCTGCTGTTGTGCCGCAGACGCCTGCATATCACGAGCGTATGTCAAGATTTGCATGGCCTCCTGCGTTCTACCAGCTTGGTTCAATCCCTGTGCTGCTTGGAACATTTGATCTGGAGTAGAGCTTGGATCAAACACAGGAGCATAAAGCTCGTTTAGCTTACGCGACCTAGCGGCTTCTCCGGGCGCAGAACCAATTTGCTGACCAAGTTGAAACAACCCTTGTCCATAAGAAGGCTGAGTTAGTGATTGTAAAAACCCTTGTCCAAATTTAGCCACCTTCACCGCCTCCTATTTTTTCCCAAATGTCACCAAAGAAGTCGCCCCAATCAATGTCTTTGGCGCTCTCGACTCCACTGGTCATCAGTCCTGTACCCAGCTGACCAAACAGGTTTGCTTGTCCCAAGCCAGCGCCCAACAGTGCCTCAAGGCCACCCATAGACGCTTCGCCAAACAGACCAGCACCGTACAGCTGTCCTTTCTGTGCAAGCTGTGATCCTGCCAGACCCTGCTGAATCAGGTTCATGGCCTGTGCCTGTGGCATATATGCGCCACCTAGAGCGCCCATGCCAAGCTGCTGCTGACCAGTACGCATCGCAAGGTCTTGTGCTGACAGTTGGCTACCAAGGCCTGTAAAGGCTTGCCCAAGCTGTGCCTGCTGTGCTTGCTGTGCTTGTGCCTGAGACATCGCCTGTAGCGCTGCTGAGTTTTGTGCTTCAGCTTGTGCCTTAGACATAGCAAACTGCTCTGGCGTCCCACCAAACATGTTGGTACGTACACCACCGCGTCCCTGTGCTTGCAGGCGCTCTTCTAGAGCCAGCTGCTGCCTCTGTTCCTCAGGTTGTTGCATAGCCCTGATGCGGTCAAACACAGCCTGCTCACGGGCTTCTGTACCCATGCCAGCCTGATCCATGAACTGCTGGCCTAAGCCAAAGGCGCTTGAACTAGCGTCTCTGCCCATGCCAAGGCCAAAAGGTCCTCGTCCAAGCTCACGCTGTGCAGTCCTCATCAGGTTGCGCTGAATCGCCTGCTCTTGAGGACTCATGCCTATGTTGACAGATCCGTCAGCACCTACACCAGACACACCACCCATTCCGCTTGTTACCGTAAACGGCTGGAACTGTGTCTGCTCTAGTCCTGCTTGACCGATGCCTATGGCTCCTTGTTGAGCCGCCTCACCGATGGCTCCTAGGCGGTCATAAGCACCTTTGAGGCCTGTAGCCCCTAGCCCTAAACCACCTAGTAGTCCTAGGCCAGACAGGAAGTTATTGAGGTCAAAGCTGTAACCTGTGTCGGCTCCCCCTCCTCCAGTTTCGTCAGCCATTTCTTCTGCTCCTTTTGATTGCACATCGGCAAGTCTGTTTACTGATTCTGAAAACTTTTGTATTGAACTATCTAAATTTGATATTGTTTGGTTGCTTTGGTTATAAAGCTGATTACCGCCAGTGGTTCCTTGAAAAAACCCAGTGTCATCAGAGATTAAATAATCAAGCTGACTGGGATTAGCGCTAGTAATCCCCTGCTTCCAACCGGAGTCACCCATAAACTTGTCGTTAGGCCTGTACATATCTTCTGACATCCACGGGGGCCTAAAAGATCCGTTGTCGTCCATAATAACAGGAGGCTCTAGAATCGGAGGTACACCCCCGTTAAACCCCGGAGGATGACGAGGTGGTAACCCCGGAAAAGTTCCCGGCATAGGCGTCACTTCTGGATACGGTTGAACCGGAAGGCCGTACACATCGGGATTAGTATACGGATTAGGCCTAGGGTCCTCAGGCTGTGGCTTAGGCCAGTTTCCGGGCATAGGAAAACCCGGAGCAAGGCTCAAGCGTCCGTATGTTGCCATCAGTAAGTGCCACCGTCGATTATGCCGCCAGTTATAGTGCCTGTTACAGTCACGTTAGGTAGTCCAACGGTTCCTGTAAATGTAGGGTCTGCAATGTCAGACTTAGACGCTACAGCAGTTACAATGTTGTTGTACTCTGTATCGAACTCAGCACCCTTAATTACCTTGGCTGGGTCATTTACGTTAAGACCGTCTTTAATAGTAAAGAAATTAGATGTGCGCGTATAGTTGCTCATAATATTTTACCCATAAGTGCGAGTACGTTAATCTCCTGTAAGGATAAAGCGTCTCCGTCGATTTCAGATTCTAAGCCTATTGAAACTACTGACCCGTACCCTGTAGTATTCACTGGACGCCTCGTTGTTAGCCTGCCACCAGTAAATTCACCTTCGTTAAACTTATCTACATTATAGTACGCAGGTACTTGGTTTCCTGCAGTAAACGTAGACGTTTTATAACTAGTGCTAAAGTCATAAGCCCACTTTAAAACCACAAGAGCTGAGTTTGCTCCGACAATAGTTGGTCTGAGTTTTTTAAGAATCTTAGCCCTAGACGGGTCACCAAACGTCAGCGAGGGGCTAACGTACGACAGCGTGTAAGGCTGAAGCTGATCTTGGTACGTGTCATATTCTCCAAACCCTGTGTTTGTGCCAACGTAAAACGTACCGTCTAGTTTTCTAGCGTAGCAATTGTGTATTGCGCTGGGCCATCTAGTAACCCTAAAGGCCCCGTTTTCCAGCCGTGTTGTCAAATCAAAGCAGTACGTTGTGTCTTGGTCTGGAAACGTCAGAAGATAAAAAGAGTTTTCTGGGCTGTAGCCAGAGGACACAGGCGTAGTAGACAGGTTAATGTTCTGAATAATGTCTCTTTTGATTGTCCTGCTCAGATCAGAGATAGGCATAGACTTTTCTTGAATAACTCTTCCAAAACTTCTGAGTCCTGAGTGAGACAAGAACATAACGTCTGTTCCTATGTTCTGAATACTGTTGCGATCAACGCAACCAACGCCAGACACGGTATCCGCTAACGCCATTGTAGACGGAGAATTAGCGCCTCCATATACCAGTATGCTATGCTCACCCAAGATAAGCAAGAAACCGTTGTGCGCCACCAGACCTACAATGTTGTCTTGACCGTCAGGCCACACTTTTGATACGTCAATAGAACCGGAAGATCCTGTAGTAAAATCATCAATCAACAAATCTGACCAAAAGACTGTTTGTTGATCTGCGCCGTTATTCGCCACCCAGAGCCTGCCGTATGCTGATATAGCCTCGTTACCCCAATAGGTACTAGCTAGGCCTGTGGCTACTAGATCTGTGTCTCCGTCTGTCCACTTTAACGGCTCGTGTCCCAATTGGAAAAAGTAACATGAATCGTTAAAGTTGATAATTTTCCAGTTATTAGCTGTAACTGTGTACGCCGCTGGAGTTACGTCATCAAGACTGTCGTATGTTGTTGTGGTAGTCGAGGCTCTAAATATCTTATCATTACCCGCAAGAAAAACCTCTTCGTTGCCTGCTTCGTCAAAAAAGTAGTGGATTTTGTGAACCCTGTCGGAACCAAACTCTGTAGCACCCACGCTAGTAAGCCTGTTGATTCCTTTACGGGACGCAATACGACCACGCTCGTCAATGACACAGTTATCCGCAACTTCAGCAAAAGACGGGTCTTGCTGCAGGGGAGAGTCCTCTGTGTTAAGCCCCATAAACGCAGGAGCAACTAGATTAATGCTTTGTAGTGGCTGTGCCATGCACTAGTCTCCTAAGGAGTAAACCAAATAGTTTCTTCTGGGTGCTTTTGAGCATCCATAGCAATTGCGTCAGACAAGTACCTGTCAGCAATCTGGAAGTATTCTGGGGCTGAAGTACCGCCTGTCTCTCCACGCTCACGCGCAAGCAGAGCAACTGCCAGATGAATCACTGGCTGGCTGGGGATAATCAGAGGATCTGTGTCGTTCACTAACTCATCAGGACGCAACACTGTACCAGAGTCTGTAATATCACCACGTAAAACAACATTAAACCTCAACAGTGTTCCTGCAGTATCAGGCTTAGGATACACCTCTATCTGAGTATCGCCATCAGCGTTTACACCATTAAACGTATAGTACCTAGGTGATCCTGACTGCGGCTCTTGCTTCATGTACTTATCGTCAAACCAGAGCGGTGTCTGATACTGCATATCAAAATTATCAGAGTCGTTGTATGCGTGAAGCACTTTTAGCTGGTTTCCTGCGCCCGTCATAACGTAGTTAAAAACACCAGCAGTAGTACTAATGGTCAGGGTAGTCCGTAGTGCAGACCAATCCCAAGCATCTTCGACTGCTTTTTTCGCATCATTTACAAAGTCGCCAACAAGTTTGCTATATGTTGTCTGAGCTACAGAGGTAACCTCTTCTTCTCTGAGACGCCTCAAGACATTATTAACGAGATTAAGATATGTCATGTCATGTCCTTAAACAAACTTTGAGCCATCATTTTATTAAGCAGTTTTACGTAGTCTACTTTCTGTTGTGACTGCTGTTCCGGTTCCTGCATTTGTTGCTGCTGGTAGCCTATGCCCGTTCCCGTAAACGCCCCAGATTGACCGTAAGGATTAGTCAGTGTGGGCGGAGTTGGTGCTGGGGGCTGGGGCTGAGAACCTGTGTTGGGTACTGTTTCTTCCTGAGCCGTTTTGTCGTCGCCCGGATGAGTACTGTCATCTGCTTGATTGTTATTAGGGTTTGCACTAGACGGGTTGTTACTGCCACCCGAATTTGAGTTTCCACTAACGGCGGGGTTTGTCCATTTTGTCTGATCCCAGTTTGTGTACCCAGCGGCCTGCTGATACCACACTTCCCCTGTATTTGGGTCAATACCTACGTGATGCTCTCCGTTGGTCATATTGTAGAAAAACTTTCCTACACCCGCTTTGGCTCCCTTAAGTGGCATCAGGGCCAAGTTACCTTCCGCGCCATTGACAACAAGGTAGTCACCAGCAGGAGTACTAACTACCTGACCTAGTGTTCCTGAGGCTGTCTGCGGCCTGCTCCAGTTAATGTCGTTGCCCCAAGCATCTGTGTTTCCTACGCCTCCAACGGTGTCTCCGCTTTGTCCCGCTTGGTAATCAGGGTTAGACGCCTTAGGTCCGGGGTTCAGTCCTCCGTACATTAGGTGAATCAGCGAGTTTCCTTGGAATCCTGTCTCGTAGCCTTCAGGAACTAGGTCTTGGTTTGCCTGATCTAAAATATCAAGTCTAGCTGCTTGGCTTAAACCATTCTCGTCTTCTCTGCCTGTTCCTGAGACGTATACGCTTGTGTTTTGACCTTCTGCCTTGTTCTGTGCATCGGTTACGTAGTAAGGGTCTAACGGGTTTATATAAGGACCCTCAGGCTTAGGTGGCAGAGCTTGCTGCGTAGACGCGTCAGCTACAACAGGAGGCTGTTCCATCTGTTCAGGAGGGCCTATTTCCGGTGTCAACATAGGAGGCGCTGGCTGCTGCGGTGTCGGAGGAGCGACTACCGGAGGAGGAGAAAATGGTTCAGGCATCCCTATGTCTAGCTCTCCTGCCAACATTCCCCCACCGCGAGGTCCACCCCTAGGGACGCTAGGAGCAACAGGAGGCACTACAGGAGGAGGCGCAGGAGTTTCTTGAGCCTGCTGGACGTTTTGAGCCTGTTGAGATACACTCGCGGCGTTTTGGGCCTGAGCAGCGTTTGCCGCATTTTGCATAGCTTCCAGTTGCTCTGGCGTAAAATTAAAGTTAAACATCAGGCTTTCCTCTCGCTCTGTAGTTTTCTAATTAAGTTATCTAAAGATTGTACGTAATCTGGAGCTTGGGGCAAAGGTGTTTCTGGCGGCAGAATCGGGTTATAATCTATCCCTGCTTGGAAATCTTCAAACTCGCCAAAAGACAAATCAGGAAACTGTATAGGAGGAGGCTCATCGCCATCATCGTCACCGTCTCCATTTCCGTCACCGTTTCCATCACCCTCGCCGCCCCATTCTGGGTTTGTGCCTATAGTAATGCCTCCACCAGAGTCACCGCTTTTTGTTTTGACACACTGGCCTTCCTCGTTGATGGTTCCTTCTGTGCCATCAGACAGTTCACAGGCGTCTCCGGGCTTAGGCCCTCCGCCACCGTTGTCACCTGTTTCCCACTCAGGATTACCGCCTAGTGTAATGGGATCTTTAGCGCAACCACCCTCTTCAATTTCTGTTGTAGTGCCGCCTTCTCCATCAGCAATAACAATGTATTTGTCATCACCGTCACAGCTCTCCGATAAAACAGTACCTGCTTCTGGGTATTCATCTTCAGGATCTGGCTCATCACCTATGCTGTACCACTGTCCTACTTCTGAATTGTCGTTCTCAGGGTCATAACAAGGTGTAGAATCAAAATCATCTTCTAGTAAATCACACGACATCAAACAGTAGGGTTCACCAACTTTGTTTCCGTTTTCATCGTACTTCTGATAACAGCCGTTACCCTCGTACTGATAAGGGTGTTCTGCATCATATTCCCAATCCTCATCAGGACCCAAGACTACGCTATCGTCACCGCCCGTGTCTCCACCATCGTCACCGCCATCTGGACCTTGAGGATTAGGATTATTAGGATCGTTGTCATCAGGGTCTACTGACGCAGGTACACCGTCTCCATCGGCATCAGGATCTCCGTCTTCAGGAGCGCCACCACCGCCACTGCTTTCATCTATTACATCAGGCAAATTAACCAAAGCCCCCCAAGGGCTTACAGCAACGGCATATTCATTGCCGCTTTCTTCATGGATAACAACTCCGCGAGCTTCGTTAAAAATATATCCGGGCGGTAAATCAAAAACAGAATAGCGGGTCATTCCATCATCATTTTGATTATCGGTGACATTAAGGGCGTCTGAAATACCTTGCTCAGTAAGGTTTACAATAACAGCCATATCAGCCGCAGCTATAGCCCCATCAGCCCCAACAGACAAACCTCCCGGCAACTTCATATTCAAAAGGTCTTGGATATTTGTAGCGGCCTTTCCAACAAAGCCGCCAACATTCGTCATCAAGCTTACAAATTCGTTAAAAAGGCCTCCTGTTATTGCTCCAATAACAAATGACTTAATTAAACCACCAACAACAGCTCCGTAATTGTGGTCATCAACCTTAACTACTTTTGTGTAGCTGGAACCATTCCAACCAAACACATCACCGTCATTGTTTTCTATAACAGGTGAGATTCCATACTTTGACATCAAAGCCATTTGCTCTGGTTGCTCAAGGAACGACTGATAGTAGTCGCTATAGCCTTCATAGCGCAACTGGCTCATAGCGCGGACACCTTCCTTAGCACCGCCCATTGCTCTAAGGCCGCCGTTAGCGTTAAGGAAGTCTTGTCTGTTTTGCTTTCCTGCGGCATCAGCACCAGTGGCATCAAAGATAGTACCATCATCAATAAGGTCTTGGCGTTCCGTTAAATAACCCCAATAGTTATCCCAATCAGTCTGCTCCTTAAGGTAGCCCATGCCTTGATCGGCATCCCAAGCGGCACGAATCTCATCTTCTGTGTAGTAACCGCCAGTGTCTTGATACAAAGCTCTTTCTGGAGTTCTTGTATTTACATCCCCCAGCTCTGACGGAGGAACCCAATAATACAAACGCTCACCTTCGTCATTATAACGGGCGTTATCGACAACTTCTTCAGAGTCTGCCTGTGCTGTTGTATCGGCAAACACAGCACCCTCTTGAGTAGTATCTTGAAGTATGTCTAACTCTTCGTCCATCTACTTTTTCCCCTTTAGGGCTAACAGCTTGTCAGCACCACGGATACCAAAGGATGCAGATACTGCCATGAATAACAAGTACTGATACCAATCAGGGAGCCTGTTAAGCTCGCTAAAGGCAAGACCAATGCGGTCTATAATCTCTACGTCATTCATCCCAATACCCCACATAAGCGCTACCACGGGCGCTGAGAGCAGCAAAGTAAACCACTCGTCCTTCCACGAGGTAGCGCTGGCAGACGCCATAAGCTGTTCCCAAGACGCTGTGTTTTGAATAACCTGCATCTTGGCTGTGTGTACAGCAGCCTTCTCTTCGGCCTTATTCTTAAGGACCTGCCCAAGAAGGCTAGTAATTGGCGATATTAAAGCCTGCCACATATTAAGCAGATCCTAAGTGACGCGCTGTTTTCGTGTTGTAAAA